GTTTCCCAGTCACGATCACAACTGTCTCATGTGCTCGAACAAACTCCATTAACTGATCAAACTGTTTCTTTACCTTACGATCCACACCTGTCTCCTCACCTGATTTGTTTAACTTGATGTAGTTCAACTCATCCCGAGCAAAATCAAGAATACGCTGTACAAAGTTAACGTCAGCTCCATGGTTTAGATCCGGTGCACCTCCTAAGAGGATCTCTTGAATAGCTTGATCTGCCTCTTCCATCAATTCACGGTTCACAGATCCGCCTGTATCTAGCGCTTCTTCAATGTCATCATCGAGGAATCCTGCCTTTTTAAGGGTTGTTTGAATAACCCAGGTTGGATTGATTTTGTCTGGATATGCCTGAGTAAGTTCCTTGATACTTCGAAGTTGTTTCTCTGTCTCAATCGCACTCAATTCTTTCTCTTTCCCACCTCCTGAAACAATCACGTCATCTACATCGTCTACATCACGGAAATCAATAGATTCAAGCTGTTGGAGTTTAATACCCCGTCTTCCAAGCATTTCCACCTGCTTTGGCTGTGTCAGATGTTGCTTCAATCCCCAGAAGAACCGATATCCCTTATGGGCATAACTCTCTGAGTATTCCTTGTTAATCACACCAATACGATCAGCTTCTTGTTGCAATCGACCAAAGAAGATTCCCACCTTGGTATCTGACTCCTCGATCCCAGCTTCCTGAACTCCTGTCTTGATCTGAGTGAGGTTATCCAAGTACTGAACAACGTCGATTGTTGTCGAAGCTGCTGGTGTCTCAACTGTGATCACATTCGGGTCTCGTCCTGGATTACGCAAGATAACATTGTCCGGCACGTAATCTTGGAGCTCGTTGATGTCCACCAAAGCCCCTGAATCAACCATACGCATTGGCCGTGTTCGTCGTTTCTCATTCTCAAGAGCATTGTTTAGCAAGAACCGCATGGCCTCAGCGATCGGATATACATCATCACAGACAGATTTTGTCCAAAATGCGTACTCATCCGAGTGTGTAGACCACGAAACATAAGGTGTTTTCCCGTTGTTAAAGATTGTGGATAACTTCTCAACACGTGCCCAAATCCCTGTTTTTGGTTCTAAAAAGAGGTAAAACCACTCGTTTTTGTGGCGCATGATCCACTCAGTCATGTTCACACCAGTCTGACCTACAAAAGAAATCGCTTGCACATCGACTCCCAAGCTTTTAATACGGTCAAACTTGTTCTGTACCACTTCGTTCTCACCATCTTCTTCAGTCTCTTTCATGGTGATTAACTTCTTTACTTGAGCTTCATCGTAGACACCCAACTTGGCCATCCGTTGTAACTCAGCATGTGTCTTAAAGATGTTGGTCTCCCCGTGATAGTTCCCATCTTCTAGAAAGCCTCGAGTAGGGTCAGCAATAAAGCTGTAGATATCCACAACATCATAGTGAGACTTGTACTGGTTCTTTACCGAAGAGGCGTAAATCTTTGCGATCCCTCTCCCCGACAAAAGTGCCATCTTCTTTTCAGAACGATCTTTTCTTGACCACCCTGATCTTGTTGAGGACATCTCTTGTCGCCATGCCGCATGGATTTTCTCTGAAAGGGTTGGCTTGTTCGGGATTTTGAATGAAACATCTGGGTTGTTGTCAATCTTAGATAGAAACAGATCAACGGTGCTCGCTAAATATGGAAACGGAATGTTGAACACGTCTACTTCACCAACTTCGATCGTCTTGTTGTTGTACAGATCGTAATAGCGACTAATCGCATCCATCCGCTTAAGCTTGGCCGTAATTCCCTCTGTAATCTGTTGCTGAGCAATCCGTGCCAGCTCATTTTTGAAACTTGTCTTTAACTCTTGTTGTTTAGGCATATTAACCCCACTGGGTAATCTTAGTGTTTTTCTTTTGCTTCTTTTGTGACGTGATCAGAACCGGTTCTGCAATCTCCAACTGATACGCCAGTGCATCTGACAGATCATCAAACTGTGACCTTGGAAACCTGATCAGCTCATCTATCAAATCCATCTGATCTCTCTTCAAGAACACACTCCCTGTTTCAAACCGTGGCACTAATCCTTCAATGCGTAGTGTCTTCTTCTTTCCCCCATCACTAAGCGGTTCTATCAGAAAAAACAAGTTTCGCTTCTTCATCTCATCCTCTAGGTGATGCTTGAGCGTGTATTCATATGCCTTCTGCTCAATCGCGATCTTGTAAGGCTTCCAGTAGTTGTAGAGGTCAAAGATCTTATCGATTAACTCCTTCTCGTTCCCCTTGAATCGTTCTGCTTGCCTGATGAACCAGTTGTTCTGGTTATCTACGCTGTTCACAATGATTCCCGTCCAATCAGCTGTCTTTTGCGTGCTATATGCTCGGTCAATTGTGATGTACGTCCCAACAGACCTCATATTCAACTCATCCTCTTCAAAGTACTTGATCTTCTCAATCTTAAACTTACGGTTCTCGTCACTTACTGGATCATTCATGTACTCCTGATGGAACTGGAACCCTAATCCCTTCTCCAAATATCCCTGTTTAATCTTCTCCAGCTCTTCTAAATCTAGATGTTCAGGCCAAAGTGCCTTTCCATCCATCACTGCCCTATAGGTTCTCTTATCAAACTCTCTATACGTGTCCTCATCCAACATTTTGGATAGAAGACTATCGAAATGAAGGATCGTTCCAATCACGACTATTCTTCCCCCTTCTCCCATTGATGGAATCAAAGCAGCGTTAAACCAACGCTCTAGCTTGGCACGTCTATCCTGACTCTCAACCAACTCATCGTTCTCCAGGTCATCCACAATGATGAGATCTGGTCGATGCTGTCTAAACTTGAGTCCTCGAACTTTCATACCAGCACCAACAGCCTTTACCATTGTGTCACCAACAATGATCTCCCCTTCCGACCACTTATTCGTCATTAGATCACCGTAGAAGGCCCTGAGACGATCGTTAGACTCAAACTCAGCCTTGAGGGTCTCGAGAAACAATGTCGCTTGTGTGTACGTGTCAGACACCAATAAAACAAACTTCGTCTTTTCATGAACAATGGCCCACGCCAAGTAACCTAGATCCGTCACCGTACTCTTAGCATGACCACGCGGCGCCCCAATCGCAATACGTTTAATCGATTCATCCTGATAAAGAGAAAACAATTCTCTGTGAAAACTGGGTGTTTGTTTTTTGAAATGATGAGGGAAGAAAAAAGAACAGAACGCTTCAATATCATTTGGAAACACTCGACTATGAAGAACTGTCTTCTTTTGTTGCTTGGTTAGCTGCATGTAAAGACATCAGTTTTTTGAAATCCTCATCTGAAATATCACTTGTAAGGTTCACCTCTGTTTTCGTCTCTTGCTTCACTTCACGCCTGTCAGTCCACCTAAATCTGTTCTTCATGTTGAACTCCCAACTCTTCGCATTAAACCCTTTAATCTGACCAATTGTCCCTTGTTTACCGACTCGTTCCCAAAACAACATTCGCTTCTTTTTTGCCTTCATTATTTGGTCGGCCCCGAAATCTTTTGGGAAATCTCTTATGTATCTTTGCAAAGTTTCCTCATCGCACTCAGGGAAAGACTCATCAGAAAAACCTTGTTCAATGTGTTCAATGTACTTACGACAAAGCTCCTGACGTTCTTCAGGAGTCTTGTATTTCATCGCGTAATTGTTTCCTTTTGGAGCAGCCATACTCATTACAGGTAGCGTAGGGGGCAACATGCTCAATGCCCCCACGCATATCTCACCTGTACGGCAATTGATTTAGCTCAATCTACCAAAGCTGTCGTGAGGACGTTATGTTCCTCAATTCCATTCCTTCTAAATTTACGTTCTTTTGTCAATTAATTCGTACAGATCATCCAACGAATCTTGGTTTCATATTATCGCTTCCACGCACTTTCAAAGATATACACTGCAATCTTGTCTTTCTTCCCCTTCCTAGTCTGAAGCACTACCGATGAAACATTCTTGTATGAATCATCAGGAATATACCCGTATTTCACCAAAACATCCTGGAAGAACTTAGGTCCTATAACAGAGTTATCTCCATCTCGAACCTTGCTCTTACAATACTGTACAGACGCTACGATGATCGGAGTCTTCAAAGAACGAGGAAGTTTATTCTTCCTAAACTCAGCTAAAAAGAATTTGTCCCAAGCATCTTTCCACCTCTTCCTTGCAGTCCAGTGCACTCCAGAATAAAACTGGTTCAGTGTAGGTGGTAAATGATCATTTTCTATCCTGTACATGAATAAAAGCCTTTAATATCAAGTACCCCTACTTTGCTATCAGCTTCAATATCCATTTCTTCAAAAAGAGTCACATCAATGCCGCCAAACGCTATACCCCTTGGAAATTCAAATCCAGGACAAATAGTAACTCCATTAACATGGCAAAATCTTTTTGTCACAAAAGTCTCATCTGTTCTTTTTCCAAAAATTTCTTCAAACTTGAACCTCATACTTCTCCTTACACTTATTGTGATAACCCCCTTCAGGACTCAAATAACAATTTCTAAGCTCTCCGTTTTGAAATAACAGCTCTTGACAGAAGCTACACTTCATTTGTGTGGCATCTAACCCATCGGTGATAATTTGACTCATACCTGTACATCTTTGTCTTCTTCAAAGCATTCTTTTATTGCTTCTGGAAGCTTTTCAAACACGTTCTCGTTAATTGAGAATCCATTAATATAGAATGCGTAACAAAATGATTTAATGATTTGTTCTTCATTCAAATCTTTCTTTGGAGAAAATATCTTTTTTGAATTTTCAAAGAGAACATTATCCATATATCGTTTTAACAATCAGTCATAGTTTTTGAACAAAAAAGGGAGATAACTCCCTGAACGCGACGGGAAGGACTCGAACCTTCAACACGCGGATTACCAATCCACCGCTCTGCTTTGAGCTACCGCCGCTTACCTAAAAACGAGAAATGGTCGGGAGGTTTCGATTTACGCCCCCTACGATCGTGACTGGGAAAC